CCAGGTTGTCGAATACCGTCATGGTTTCGACCGTGATGTTGGTCATGCAGCGGATCGCGGCTTCCGCGAACCGGATGCTGGGGCCTTCCACGCCCTTTCCGATGGGCTTCCGGTAGCGGGCCACCTCCGCGAAGGATGGACGACGGCACTCCTTAAGGAGGCGTTCCCGAACCATGTCGAGGTCACGGGGGCGGTTGATCGCCATGAGGTAGCGGGCCTCAATCATTGACCGCGCTTGGGTGGCGAGGGCGGAGGTGGCGGTTTCGTCCGGGGCGATCATCGCGCCGGCCGGCGGCTGGTAGGTGTTGAGGTTGTCGTTCATTCGGCCTCCTTGAGGTTGAACAGGAACCGGCGGGTGCCGGTCTTGGTGGTGGTGAACTTTTGGATGACTTCCGGTGTGGCGCCCAGCTCGGCGGCTACGGCCTTCCAGTCCGTGCTGGAGCTGTCCTGCGCCTTCTTCCAGGTGCATACCCCGGCGATGCCTGCGCTGTCGCCGATGATGCCCTTCAGGATGTTCTCCAGCCGCGTTTGTTCGGTTTCGACTTCCTTGGCGCGGGCTCGGACCTCGGCTAACCGCTTGGCGGCCTCCAGCGCTTCGGGCGTAGCGGGGAGGATCAGGTCCGAGTTCTTCGCGAACCGGCGGGTCAGATACTCGGTCGTGGCCTTAGAGCCATCCACCTCTGGCGGGATGCCCTGGACGATGTGGCGCTCCCACCATGCCTCCACCTTCTCCAGGATCATGCTCTCGACCTCCATGTCCCGGTAGAGGGTGAAGACTTCCAGTTGCTGCCCGCTGAACAGGACGGCAAGGTCTGCGGTCGGCGTATCGGTAACGTGCATCTGGACCGCGAGCTGACAGGCGTAGTAAATCGGGACGGTGTCAGACCCGGCCTCGCCAAAGTCCCGTTGGTTCTTCCAGCGGATGTTCTTTGCGTCCACCGGGCGCTGGTCGCCATCCGCCCATCGGGCGTCAAGGCTGGCACCAAGTACCTTGACGACCGGACTTTTCAGGAACTCGTAGGGCATGGCGAAGACGATCGGGTGGCCCACGTGGTCGGCATAGCCCTCCAGGATGGGGCGCTCAAGGCGTCGGCCCCATGCCATCTGGGGGTTGTCGGAGGCCTCGGTCATGCCGCGCTTGCTCAGCCAGACCTGCATGGGGCTGGACCACTTCGACAGGCCCAGAATGGCGGCAACCTCTGTGCCGCCGATGGCCTTCCGGCGTTCCTCCAGCCAGCCGTTGCGGCGCTTCTCCATGGTCTCATCGGTCGGGGCCTCCATGGCGCCGAATACGGAGGTCGTGGCGGATGTCGGGGCATTTACCAGCAGTTCATCGCCCATCGTTCGGCCCCGCCTTCTTCAGGTCGCCGGGCTTCAGCTTGCCCTTAGCCAGTTTGAGAATCTCTGTGGCGTGGTCCAGCGTTGGCTGAGTCCGGCCCTTCTTCCAATTGGTCACGGCGCTCGGATCTACGCAGAGGCGCCGGGCGAGAGCCCGCACCCCGTACGCCTGAATCCAGGCTCCAAATTTGTTGAGGGTGGGTTGGTCCATTTCTGACTCCATGTTGGCGGCCAGTGTTGGCCGCTAGTCCATGCTTTCAGTTTAGACGTTGTGGACCAAGACGCAACACTTTGTTGATCATCAATCCATGGATTGTGATCTTCGTCACACCTTCACACGGGCACAAGAAAACGCCCAGCCCACGATGAGCCGGGCGCCCACTCCACCATCTCCGCCCTAGTTTTGTCCCCCGACAAGGGGGCGTTTGGTGTTAGCCGTCCTCCTCAGAACCGAATACCGGCCCGGATGAACCCAGCCCATGTAGTGCGACCACCCGCTACCAGGGGTTCTCGCACTTGGTAGAGGTCGGCTCCCATGCGGAGGAACCCGGCGTCCCTCTCGATCCAGGCGCCGAAGGTCCTGTCGGCTGGGTTCCAGCTTGGCCCCGCCGCCCACTTCAGGACCCGCTGTGTCGCCGCCGCCTCAACAGGGATGTCCACCCCGCCCACGACCTGCCCATCGGGGCTGGAGGCCACCACGCGGCGGGAATCGTCGGGCATCCGAACAAGGGTCAAGTCCACCCGAACCGGGGAGCACGGGGGACGGGCAGGTGCGCTTGCACTATCGGAAGCACCGGATACAGAGGGGAGCGAAAGCACCGGGCTTGCGTGGGGCTGGACGGTCACCTGGACGATGCGCTCCACCTTCGCGCCCTTGGGGACCTGCTGAGCCGGCTTCGCGTCCTCCTGCGGCTTGCGCTCCAGCACCAGGCTCCCGTCCTGCTGACGCATCGGCGGGGCATAGGTTTCCGGCTTCGGTGTCTTCGGCCTCCACAGCATCCACCCTGTCCCTAGCCCGGCCCCGAAGATCAGAGCGCAGGCGGCAAGTCCTTTCTGAGCGGCTCTCACGGCTGGTCCCCCTTCGGCGGTTCCGGTGCATTGGAACCTTTCTTGAATAGGCCGCCGGTTATGGCGGTGAGGAAAGCGCTGAAGGCCAACACCAGGTTGCCGTCCCGTGGCCCCGTGTAGAACCACCACGTCAGCCAACACGCGGCGGCGATGAGCCCCAGGCCATAGGCTGCCAGGTTGACCTCTAGCGTGTGGTCCTGACTGTCGAAGGCGCGCCCAAGGCCCAGGCGCGGCCTCAACTTCTCCAGGAGATCAGCCAGACACGTCATGGCGTCACCGTCAGTGTGTCATCGGGGCCGGGTGTGAGGTCGTGGATCTTCAAACGCCCGGCGAAAGGAACCACGCAACACCCCTTGGACTCCTGGCCTCGGCGGGCGGGGTCCATGCTTGGCCCGTGGATGAAGAAGTCGTCCCGCCCGAAGGTCTCCCCGGCGATCTGGGTAAGGGGCGCCACCATCCGGCCCAGGTGGGGATGGTCCTGCCAGGGGCCGATGCGGTAGATACCTTGCGGTAGCGGTCCCACGTCGCGGACATGCTGCATGGCGGGGTTGCACTTGCCCTCCCCGTTCCCAGCCCATCCCAGGGCAACGTGTGCGCCGTCATCCCTGGTCACTAGGCCGGTGGACTGGCTGAAGTTCAGGTTCATCGGCCACCTCCAAATTTCAGTGGGCAGTTCTCGACATGGTGTTGGATTTCCGTGCGTAGTTCGTTCCTGGTGTCCCGCAGGTCATCCTTGGTCGCATACTCGCGGGCCATCGTGGTGTCCAGTTTGGCCACAGTGGTGCTGAGGGTGGCGATGGCCGTGTTCAGGGAGTCGATGGACTGGCGGAACTGGCCGGTCACACGCTCTAGGGCGCGGCTGAAACTGTCTCGCGCTTCTTTCAATGCGGCTTCATGGTCCAGCCTATTCTGGTTGACCGCCTTCCACAGCTTGTCCTTTGAGGTGACCTCCCGCCAAACGAAGGCAGCGAGGGCCGCCCCCAGGATAGCCACCAGTCCCCGCATCGCATAGGTTTCAAAGTCTGCGCCCATGTGTGCCCTCGGTGCCTTCGTGACGTGTTGCATGGTGCCCTCCACGGGCGTTCTAATCCACATTGTATTGTAGCTATTCGCCTTCTCCACAATGAGGGCAACGGCCTCGCTCCTGGCTGGTGCCGCCTCCCCCCAGGGCCTCGATCAACCCTTGCGGCGTCCACCCCCGTGCCTCGTGGTCCAGGCCAAGAATCAGGGCGGCGAACTCGGCACACTCCCAGCCCGCATGATCCCCATGCTCTCCTAGGCCCGCCCGGATAGCGTCCTTGACGGAGTAGTGGTCCCCGAGGTGACGAAGGGCCGTGGGCACGTCCACGGTTCGCCCGGTGGGGAAGACGGTGGGGCCGTCCTCCATGCGGTTGCGGAGGGCGTGGCAGGACACACCGCCGATGGCACGAGCCTCCAGGACCAATGGCTCGCCCTCTACCACCCAGAGCACTCCGCAGTGGTCCCAGGCGCTGCGGGTCCACCAGCGAATGATGGCGGCTATGGGGCCACGCCCTCGGAACATGACGAGATCGCCGGTCTGCATCTAGGCCCCCATAATCACGGACTTGTCCGTCGCCACGATCCAGGCCCGCTGGCTCTCCCAAGTGGTGTCGGGGGTCAGCCCGGCCTTGGCGAGATTGGCGCGATAGAGCGCCGCGTAGTTCTCGGCGGGCACGATGAGGGCCTGGAGCCCCGTGGCAGCGATCCCCGCCGTCGTCCATGCGGCGATGGCGTCGGCCTCGGCACAGGTCGGGTTGGCCTTGATGTAATCCACACTCGCAGACTTCGCGGCGAACCGCTCCTGCCGCAGAAGCTGGTCCACACTCGAGAACTCTCCGATGGAGTCAAGCCCCTGGAGGGACGCCACAACGGGCACCTTCTCCGCATAATTGGCCGCTTGGAGCTTGGCGATGGAAGCGGCGCACTGGTCAACCAAAGACTTGGCCTGGGTGAGTGCAGCCTCCTTTCCGTTGAGAAGGGCGAGGGTTTGAAGGGCGTCGGCCATGGGTGGCTCCTAAGATAGGATTTTGACGTTGTGAGACACCACGCCCAGCGTGGTGTAAGTGTGGACGCGGTTGATGGTGATCTTTACGACAGGCCCGTAAACGTCGGCCCGTGCGGACTCTACAACTAGGCCGTTCGTTAGAACATCGCCGTGGACCAAGTGCTGTAGTTCTTGCCAGCGACCATCGCTGAGCAGGAATTGGTGATTAGCGGCGAACCTACCCGAGCGCCCATTGGAGAGCACAAGCAGCCATCGGTGGTTTGTGCTCATGGATGTGTGTGTGACTTCCTCCACACATTCGCATCCAGCGGCTTCGTCCCAGGCCACAACACGGTCGCCAATGCGGATAGCACCCGCAGGCTTCTCGGTGCCATCGGCCATGAGCAAAGGCACGTCAGGCGCAGGGCAGTTACCGCCGCCGCCCGTTCCGCCGCCCGTTCCGCCGCCCGCGGCACCCGTGATACCTGACGGCCAAGACGTGCCGTTGTCCGTGAGCGCGGTGCCAGCAGTCCAACCGGACGCCGAGTAGAAGCAGTGGGTGTCGCTCGATCCCGACGCGCCGTAGAGCGTGACCTTGCACGCCGGGACTCCTGACAGAAGCGCCTCAGCGATAACCTGTGTGGCATAGGACGCGTTCCCAGCATCCGAATCACTCGTCGGGTTGTAGTAAATGCGGTCCCCAAGCGGGCAGTAGTAGACGCCATGTGTGGTCAGCGCGGCCGTTGTGCCCGCGGCAGACTGGCTGAACAACTCGATCTTGGCATAGGAGAGTCCATCCAGATTGTCCGTGTATGAACTCGGCGCCAGCTTGAGATCCAGGCGACCTGTGTAGGGGCTAGCCGTCTGGTAGAGCGTTGGAGTCACTGTGAGCCGCGAGATGTTGGGGCGTCCGCCATTGGTGCCAGGGTCGTTACTGCCCCGATAGAAGCACCGGAAGGACGTGCCGGTCTGCCCATTGTCGCCGATGGCGCTCATGGCACGGGCAGTGAGTCCAGACAACTGGTAGCCCATGAGGTTGACACCATAACCAAGCTCTACTTGCGCGGTGAATGTTGCGCCGCCAAGCAAGGTCGAAGTAAACCCTCCTGCGCTGATCCTGAATCCGATGGGTGGCGTGGTGGCCGTGCCCGGCGTGTATCCGCTCGCGTCCGAGCCGCTCCGCATGTCCAGCGAGTAGAGCAGCGGCACCCGCGCCACCAGGGCCTGGAGCGTGCCGTCCACGATCATTGAGGCGTCGGCCATGCGGCGAGCATAGAGGTTGTCAAGGCGGCACCCAGGAGCGGACGAGTCACAATAGAACTCAATAAACGCTGCCTGGGGGGGAATCGTTACCGTAAATGAAACTTTCTGGTAGGTTGTATTTGTGAATGAAACACCAACCCAGTTCGCATAGCTCCAGTCTGCATTGGATATTCTGGAATAAAAAGCCCCGGTTCCAGAATCTACGCAAGCCATAGCCTCTGCGTAGAATTGATCTCCAGGATTGCAGGGGATACGGGCAGTATAGAACCCTGGTCCGCGCCGGTAGGTGCCGGAGTAAGGCCGATCCGAAGAGAGCCCAGCAGCCTCATAACTCCCTGCCGGAGGGTTAGGCATCTCGCTATTGCCGTTCGGGATCAGGTTGTCGAAGTTTGCGACCGACAACTGGTTCGCAAACAACTGCCCGAATAGCCCCGTTGTCGCCACCAGCACATCGGTCCACGCCGTACCTGCCGCGTTGACCTGCACCGTGCGGGCGTCCGTGGTGATCGCATAGTAACCAGCGGGATAGCTCGCGTTCGGGAGCGCGGGCTTCGACGCGTAGGCCCACGCGACTTGATGCGGCTGTGAAGCGAGTTGAGCGGCGTTTGCCTTGTTCGTGGCATCCGTCGCCGCCGTGCTGATAGCATTCTGCGCCGTGCCCACCGCGATGGCATTCCGCAGATCGGCGGCTGCATTCTTCACGGCGGTCCACTTCGGGTTCCAGAGGGCCACGCGATTACCGGTGCCGAGCGATGTGGTTCCGCCTAGGGAGTTCCAGGCCGTGGGGCTGGTGAGCGTGGACAGGTAGGACATCAGCGCGGAATAGGCCGTGTCATAGGTGGAGTGGTTCGCGCCGTAGGCGTTGGCCTTCGCCACGAGGTCCGCGTTCTCACCCGTGACCGCGTTGTAGTCGATGATGATCTGCGGCTTCTCACCCGTGGTCAGGGTGTCGGGATCGTTGATCGTGTTGACGCCGGACTGGGCATTGGTTGCCAATCCACGAAGCACCGCTCCCTGCGCTGGCATGGGACTGAGTGTGGCGATCCCATTGGTGACGGTGTAATCGGTGACAGTGACTGCGGCTGTGGTGGTGGGAATGCGGGAGGTCGCAAGGGTGCCAGCCTCAACCTGAGTCATCCCAGCATAGATATACGACGCACCGTCGCCGGTGTAAGCCTGCACAGATGTTCCGTCGGAGGTTCCGATACCCGCGTTTATTGTGGTGGAGGACGCCGTCACTGTTTTGGTACAGAGCCACCAGCCACTACCAAGTGAAGTCATGGTTGGACTGCCAGATCCAGAGGCTACGCCATTGATTAAATCGTAGAACGCACTGGTGGTGTCAGTCGTGCTCCAGACCCATGCCTGAGCCCATGTTCTGGTCCCCGCTTTCGCCAAGAATGAAAGCGTGTATTGTGAGCCACTGACGATACCGCCCACAGATTGCCATACCTTGTGTCCCCCACCGCCGTTTGTGCCGGTCCCCTCAACGATTTTGTTTCCGGTGTTACCGCCATCGGGCATCGTAATCTGGTTTGCGGTCGCGGTGCAGCCGTCTTGGGACCATGTGGCAGTGAAATTATTCGATTGACGGACCATATTCGTCCGCGCAGTCGCGTAGAGCGTCTGCGTGCCCTGCCAGTCCGTCTTAGTCACGGTAGGGCCAACATAGAGAAACTGACTGGTGGTGCCGTCGCCTACCGCCACGGGAATCAGTGCGGTGTTTCCAGTGGACTGTGCTGCGTCCACTGCGGCCTTCGTTCCAAGCACAACGGTATCAGGATCTAGTTGGACTGTTCCGTCAAGAGATCGCCAACTTGACTCATTGCCGCTGTGATACACAGCCTGCACGGAGGCTTTGATATTGGCAATCGTAGTTGCAGTAGTGATACTTTTCACATAGCGATAATTCGTCAGTGTATTCGCTACAATCGCTCCCGGATCTATTTCAATAGGGGCAGTGATGTAGGATGAAACATCATTTGGGTCCGTGCCAGTATAGACTACTATCCTGAATATCCTCAGCGCGGCGGGGTAGGGCTCTGTGTGAGTCCAATTGAAATCCAGCCATTTGGGGCTGAGAAGTGTTGGACTTCCGCCCGCGCCAGGACCACCACTGGGGCCAACACCGCCGCCGGCATCATTATCTGTTGGGTATGAGATAAGCATGGACGCCCCTAAATCGGCTTGCTAGTTGTGACCGCAAGGGTGAGACTACCCGGCGTCGTGGCAGGAATGGTTAGAGAAGCCGGTGTTCCATTTGGATCAGCAATGGTCAACGACACCTCAGTGACGAAAGTGTTTGTGATACCAGCGAAGAAAGCCTGCACACGAACTCTATAGTCACCGGGAAGAACTTCGTCGGCTGATGCGGATGAGCCCGACACCTGCATCTGAACAAATGGCCTGTAGTCGCGAGAGTAGGCGCACTCATACCCCACCGCCATCGTATTATTCGGCCAAGATACATCCAACTGAATTGCCACACGAGAATTGAGAATCTTAACATACGAACTAGTCGTTACAGGGAAAGGGGCCGCTGCGGTCCGCTGCGTCAGTCCCCCTGACGCTGAGATACGAAGCCCGCTCTCGTAACTATACTTGGACGGATCATGCAGAAGTGCCGTGACCTCGTAATCTACCGGGCCTGATTCCTTAATGCTAAGAACTCGATACAGAGCCATATTCGTGGATAGTTGCAGAATCCACATCGTTTCTGGAATATCAGAAAATGGGGCGGATACAGTCAACGAATTCGTTGCTCCGGTGCCGTTGGTGACGGTTCTTGCTTCTACGGCACCACTCGGCAGCGTGCATTTGAGTGTATAGGTTCCAGCTACCAGTGTGATTGTGTCGTCCAAAAGCACGGTTGACGCAGTGGTCCCGGGCAGCACACGTCCGCCCATGCGCGTTTTCCCCGCTCTGAACGGATCGACTATCTGTATGATATCCCCAGGTCGGCAGGCCGCGCCCTCCATGCCTGCTTTGAATGTCACCACTTCTGTTTCAAGAAGTTCTGTAGCCAAGGTCCATAAACCGAGCCTTCTGGCCTGCCCCTGGCTGGTGCAACCAAATGCAGTCACCTGCGTTGGCTGGTAGCCATACCGGGCAATCCCAGCATCATCTTGGACGTATTCAACAGACTGCTGGTAGCCCATCGCTGGGTTAGTCCACGATACCAGCGCCGCAGTGTGGCGAGCTTTCTTCGCGGTGCCTGAATAAGAGAATGCGCCGTCGTGGACATTGGCTGAATTGAAAATCATCACAGGAGACGCGTCTACATCAGCCACAGGGGTGACTAATCCGCCTGCGAAATAAGCCATGCCCCGAAAAATTGAAGCCATTGTCATTAGAACTTTGAGCGCATCCTCTTGTGCTTGGATAAATAGGTTGCACGAGAATCTTGGCTCCCACCCACCATTTCCATCCGGAACAAGCGTTTCGTCACACAACTTTGAAATGTAGTATAGAGCCCACTTATCTAAAGAAGAAGCGTCTAAGTATGAGCCGGCTCCGTAGCGCGTGTTGGTCGCGATGTCGTAGAAAATCCACGCAGGATTACAGGTCCACGCCTCCGCCTCTTTGAACAGCCCATCCCACACACCCGTATAGATACCAGGAGTCCAGATACCTGTTGACTCATCAATGAACGCGGGGGTGTAGTTAGAAGGAATCTTCACCAATCGGAGATAGTATTCTGCTGAAAGCCGCGGAACGCTGCGGAATTGCTTCGCATCTACTTTCAGTGCCATCATTGCGGTGTTGGGATACCGAAGCAAGGCATCTGTGATCTCTGTCAGTGACTTCCAATTAGTCAGATTCTGGGTGTAAGAATCAGGTGGATCTGCCGTGACACGAACTACTCTGATCTGCCACGCCCCCGTTCCGACATTGGGCAGGTTGATTCTGTACGACTTGACATACTCGTCACCAAACTTATCCCGAACGATGCCGTCCTTATCAAGCGGAACCTTAGTGAAGACACTGCCATTGTAGCCAGATCTGTATATCCAGATTTCAATCTGGCAGTATGAGCCAGTCTCGTTCCCAGTTGTCTTGTCTATTACTTTCAGTGTAGGAATTGAAATTGATACGCGAACAGCAGAAATATTCGGGGTGATCATCGTTCGCGTCTGTGGTGCAGCATGTGTCACAGCGCAGGGCAGATTCAATTCGGAAGTTCTAACGGCCTCCACGTCCGGGAAGTCTGGAATCATAGCTTGGTCGTTGTAGCCTGCGGTGAGCGCCAAGGCCACACCCTTGAAATTCATTCCGGAAGGTCCTTGAACGGGACTGTCATCTAAATAAACAGATTTAAGCCCATTGACCAAACCTCCGATCGGGCCCTCGCACACTGCGACAAGCATCCTGGCCATCTCAACATTGGCGTCTGTTGCAAGACTTACGCCGCTGCCGACACCTCCACCAGTGCCGCCACCGCCGCCGCCGCCGCCGCCGCCATCCACAGACCAAGAAATCATTGCAGACATCTGATGCTCCTAGACGATGGCGGCGGGTGCGAGAGCCCACATCCAAGGCGCAGTTCTTCCATCGCCATTACGAGTGCCAATTTCATCAGCTGCCAGCCCACCCAAGCCATTCGGAGTCCACGACTCGCTGCAGATACCTAGTGATACGAGGGCTCCGCCAACACGAAGTTTTCCGTAGCCCAGCCCGATAGGATTTCCCTGCCCGATTGTTAGATGTGGGGATGAAAAGGCAAAGGTCGGCTTATCCGCTGGGCCTTTGTCGTTGCTTCCTGCGTCAACGCTTTGGTTTCCCGCTAAGATCTGGGCCACACCCCCGAGAGCCATCGCCATTCCCATATTGATAGCCATAGCAGAAAGCCAGTTGTTCGCCGCCGCCTGATACCAGTAAGCTCCTGACCCACCTGTGAAGTAGACAAGAGCTATAAGCGCGACGCCCATAAGGATCTGTCCGAAAATATTCTTTGCGCCTACGACACATGGAACAATCCGGATAGTCTCTCCACCGTGGGGCAGGAAAAGTTGCTCTTCTCCAAGAGATTCTGCCCCGATGCGAATTCTGTATCCGTATTCATAATTGATCATTGCTTCTTTAAAGCCTTCAAGCTGGCAACTTAGAGCTCTAATTGCTTCCTGTGGGGAGCTCACAGCCAAGCGAAAACTTGCGCCGAACTTTGCGCGAAGGTGGCCATACAGTCTGATCTCAGTGGTTTCAGTCATGACGCACCGCCATCCTGGTCCTTCCCTGCCAGTGTCCATCATACTCGTCAATGCGAGAAAGACGGTTTGGCAGGTGATGAAGTATCCTACCATGCCCAACATAGATAGCGCAATGGCTAATAGTTGGAGCCGCAACTTCCATGAGAAGCCCATCGCCCTCCCGCAGATCTTTGATGGGGATTTCGTAATAACCCGCCGCAAGAAGATTATCTAGATGAGGAGTTTCGCCGCGTTCCCAGAACTTATCACTGCGCAGAAAGTCTGGCAGTTCATGACCACTGGAAAGTGCATACCACTCTCGCGCAATTGACCAACAATCGTCCACGCCAAACACGAATTGCCGCCCCTCAATAGGCCGCCCAACTGGATCTATGCGGCTCCACGATTGGTTTGCATCAGTGACTACCCACCACGGCACACCTGTCGCATTGCAACTTTTCACATCAGTGACGCCGGGGCTGACGTCACCACCGACATGGCTATGGATATACCCAATCAGTCTACCATCGTCCTGCGCGGCCACCAAACTATCAGGGCACAGATCAAGTTCATCTTCTACAGTTGAAAGATTCTTACATCTACGATACTCTGCGACGCCTTTGATATCAATGACGACGCCGACAGATTCCATGGGGGACATCTCCAGGGCGTGGATGTGAGCTTTTGATAGAAGTTCTGGTGTCATCTCACTAACCCAGCGCCTGGAAATCCACCATAAGGAAGCGGCGTAGTCGGTCCGAAGTGCTGTAGACACCCGCCGTCGCCAGTTGCGTCGTTCAGAGTTTTATTACAAGTGGCCAGAGCTCCAGCATACCCGCACTCATATCCTTTGTAAACCCAGGGACAGATAGTTGCCTGGATAACCCTGCGCGGAAGTTTGAGACCCTGCGCGTCCATCTTGCTGGCAAGCTCAAATGAGATGAAATCCTTTGTTTCAAGGGCCTTGCGTTCTATGACGAATACGTCGTCAGGCAAGTAGGCATTAGGATTAGGGCTTGAACCTGTGGGGAGGAACTTGGCGAGCGTCCTCTTTCTTATGAGCGTCGCCCCTACCAAATCGTCGTAGTCTCGGATCATTAGCCCAATCAGGCCGTCAACAGCCGCAACTGTGATCTTTGGTCTGGGCAAGGTGCCCTTTCCGGTTATTTCAAATCCCTCTGCCTTGATCGGGAATGCCTGATAGGTGTTGTTCTGCCAGACGATGTTGGCCCACACATCGTTCGTTCCGGCGTGGAAATAAGTCAGACCCCCGCCGATGCTAGGATCACTAGCGTCGAGAACGAATAGTTCAATAATAGCGCCGGGATCAAGACTCGCTATTTCCCGGCGCGGCGTGGGGTCAACATACCCTGGATCTAAGCGAGAAAGAGTCACATCGGCACCTGCTCAAATACACCAGAGATGGACACCTGATTGAAACTATTCTCTGTGCGCTTCCAGTTGTCGCAAATGAACTTGTGCGAAGTTCCGTTCGGGGGAGTCCAGTCGAATGGAGTGGTCCCATACTGCGCTTCAAGAAAGGCTTCGATGGCGTCGGCCTCTGCGGTGGTCCGGTTATTGAACGAAACTGACCACTTGGCGAGGCTCGTGTTCAGTCCATCTCGAGCACGCTGGGCGTAGCCATCGCCGAACTGCGCTTTTATGACCCGCAACTTTTTGTCATCAGAAGCTCCAGATGATGGTAGCCAAGTGAAAGTAGCCATGAATCACCGTCCATTCACAAAGTCGTAGATTATACCGTTGGGGCGCTGTTCGTCCATGATTACTTCTCGCATCTTAGCCGCAAGACTGCGGGCCACTGCGATACTCTGGTCATTAGATCCACTTTCCTGGGTTTGGGTGCTACCGTTGGCGGCCACAGTAACGCTCAGGTAAACGTCCCCAGTGCCTCTGGGCTGCGCCGCTTTGGCTTGGCTGGTGGGCGTGCCCGCCACGCTAAAGGCCGCAGAAGCGCCATTATTTTGAGCCAAGCCCCCCAATTTGCCCGTGAACCCGCCCGCTCCAGAAGTATTGAGTCCAGATCCGACATTTGAGTAATTCCCTGTTCCTGGGGCCGCAGGGGCACTGCCACTGAAATACGATGCGAAGGTGGACCAGAACCCTGCCCCGCCACCCTTGGTAAGCGAGGTCAGTGAAGCGGCCAGTGCGTCCATGATCGGCTTCATGATCATTGCCTTTATGATTGCCACTTCCATGTCACGAACCATACTGGCGAACATCTTGTGCCAGTTTGTGGAAGTGCCATTGAAGAAGTCTGCCAGTAAGGTAGACGTCTGATCGGTGTAACCTTTGACAACCTGCCCCATGGCAGCCCACGCTGAGCCGCTCGTTTCTTTGAGCTTAATGAGCTGGCGTTCGTAGGTTGTCAGAGACATGGTAGATTTTCTGGCAATTAGCTGCTCTAAATCGCGCGCATACTTTTCTTCAGGTCGCTCGTTTCCAGATATGAAGCCGCCAGACTTAGCATCCTCCAGTCCAAATTTGAGCTTAGCGTAGTCACCCGGCCCCAATGCGCCTTCATCGCGTAGTTTGTTCAACTTTGTAAGAGATATTTCATAAACCGTAGCCGCATCGTTAAGATTCTTGTAGTTCTGAACAAAAGCCTTCATGTAGTTATTAGTGGCCTCAAGTTTCTCGGCATCGGTAAGTTTGCTCCGATCAGTTAGCATTGAATTTTGGGCTTCTAACTGGGCAGCGAATAATTCCCGCGCGGACTTTGCAGCATCATTATTGGCTTTAGTCAGCTCCTCAGTGCTTAAAAGAATATCATCAAATATCTTTCGGTCATTAGCCCCCTCCAGAGACCTAATGAGGGCCAATTCTGTTTTGCGCGCCTCCGCTATAAGCGTCCTCATCTTATCGGCGGCCAGCTTCGGCGCCTCATCGCCCTTCTTACCATGATCCGCATTCATGGCCCGCCATCCGGCGATTTCCTTTTCAGTATCCAGGCGAACCTTGTTCACTGCGAGTTCAAGAGAGCTCATAGAGGAGCCCTTGGCGATAGCGTCTTGGATCTTTTCTTCCATAGCCGCCATCTGTTTCTTGAAGTATAGCAGACGCTCAGCGTTAGCAGTCTGAATTTCTTCCGCTTTTTGCCTGGCTTTGGCCTTCCTTATCTCTTCATCTTCGTGCTCTTTTTGTTCTTTGAGATGCTTCGCGGCCTCTGCCCTTGCTTTGGCAAGCTCGTCTGCCGCTATACGCGCCGCTTTCTGGGCCGCCCCTAGCGTATCATTATCTACACCATCAAAGTGCGTGATACCATACCATATATCCTTTAGCGCAAGTTTCAAGGTTCCAGCTTGGGCCTTTGTTTCTTCCATTTTAGCGTTGGCAGCGTTGAGATCGTCAATTAACTTCCTAATTTGAGGAATGTTATCTATATCTATTTCTTCTTTCTTCTTTTTCCGCTGATTTTTATTACGAATTCTATCAAGTTCTGCCCACTGAGCCGCCTCTTCCTTCCACTTAGCGATCAATTTGTCTGCTGAGGCGGCGTCCTCCTCAGCATCCGCAACAGAAGTATCCCGGTATTTCATTACAGCGGCAGTCAGCGCAGTGATAGCAATAAATATTAGACCTATCGGGCCGCCAACCGCCGTTATCGCTTCGTTAGCCATGATAGCTGCCTGCCCAACTAGGGTCTCTGCTTCCGCCAACCTAATCTCCGCGGCCGTCAGAACAGCGTCCGATTCAGCTACCCGCAGATTAGCGAGGGCCCGCCGATTGATCAATTCATTGGTCAAAAACCGACCCTTCTGAGCCGCAACCTCAGCCTCGACTGCAGCCTGATCAGCGAGCGCGGCTACTTTCGCAGACGCCGCATACTGAATCTGGGACATAGTCATCGCTCTGAATGAATCGATTCCCCCAGACGCCCACTTGTGGAAAGCTGCGCTGGCTGCCTGGAACCACTGGACTACTTTGAACGCAGCGAAACCAGCGGCCAACATTTCTAGAGAATCTTTCATTTCTACAAGTGTGCCTATGAAAGTCTCTACGTAGCCAATGGCGGTCTTAACATCTTCCGCCAAGTTATTCGCAAAAGTAGCCTGCCCACCAGAATCTTGCCATGCCTTCATTGCCTCAGATGCGTCCTTGAATGCACTCACCAGTGCAAAGACAACTTCCGTCGTAGCAGCGTTGAAAGTTTCCCCGATCTTTACCTGAAGATTTTCAGTGTAGCGGACCATTGACAACATCTGCTTGCCAGCGGTAGTCATCGCCGCTTCGTACACACCGAAGCGCTTCGCGCCTTCGCTAAGCACGGCATCCATACGAATTTCTGCCAGTGTCTTAGCATCTATACTTTCAACTGCTACATGATTAGCGCGGGCGTATTCATTGATGGCCGATTTGAAATTCACCATAATGCCCATATGGCGAATGATACGAGACTCTCCAGTTGAAATACCCTGGACCAGCTTAGCAAAGGCCTCCGAGCTATTAATTCCCGCTAATGTCGCTCCATCCTGTGCCACGCGGCCCAGCTCGGCAGCTTTAGACAGATCTACCTGTGCAGCCGCCATGAGCTGAAGACCTTGACGAGCTCTCAAAGCGCTGATTCCTGTCTTCTCCATGTCTTCCTGGAAACCCTGCATCTCGCTTCTAGTGAGTCCGGCATTATTGGCCATGACCCCCATAGTCGCCCCGAGCATCTCGTAGCGAGCGCCCAGCATAGCAACATCTTTTACCGCGTCAATAACGACAGCGGTTGAGATGGCCCCGGCTAGGTGACCATACACCTCGGCTAGAATCCCCGCTGAATCAGCAGCCTTATCACTAGCATTTTTCAACGATAGTAAAGCAGCCTCTCCCTGACTAACTTGGCGGCCATCAACTTCTAAGATGAGGGTTGCGACATCAGCCATTTTTCATAGTCCTTAGAAATATTAGGTCTAGACCACGAATGCAGGCGAATTCAAAGGCCCCCAGCCTTATTCCTCGTAACTGCGACCAAGCCAGGATTTCTGTGCAGGAAAGCGGGTTGGCGCTCATTCCGTTGTTTTGACGCCCGAGACTGATTTCACAAAACCAGTTCCAAATTTCCGCGCACTGATACGGCATTGGAGGCGGAAGAAACTCACTGACATCTACGCCCTGATCCCGCAGAAACTTGACATGATCTCGCAGCGTGCCACCTGTTTTCTGCGGGGCATCAAGAGCGAATGATTTCTCAGCGAATTCGTCTAACTTCAGCCTCAGTCCTTGAAAAAAAGTTTGCGGCTCCCAGTGGCCTTGTTGACCTGATCACGGATCGTGGGAACCTTGGAATAGATCATTCGCGCGTTCTCTGGGGAGAACTCCAGTTCCTCACCCTTCCAGGCCATGTTCTTCCACCCAGTGGTGCAGACGACCAGCAGATCCAGGAAACTTTCCCGGTTCTGCTGGGCGTCAAACTCTGGAATGACCATCTCCCCATCCACCTTCGTCATTTCCTTGAAACGGAGCGCCTGCTGCTTATCCAAGCAAGCCTGGGCAGCGGTGGAGTCCGTGCCAACCACGAAGATGGAGACATCTGTGGGCTCCCCAGTTACGGGGTGCTTGATGACGACTTCAGCCGGAATGTTGGCTTTATCGGAGGTGTAGTTGAAAAGGTCCAGAGGCATGGTATTCTCCTAAGAGGGTTGAGGTGAAATTAAGTGCGCGAAATGCCGATGTTAGTGGACTGAAGGGAGATGTCTCCGGCACCCGAGCCGGGCGCGGCGGCAGTCTGAGCGACCATCGTGGAGCCCACAGGAACAATGACGGTCAACACAGTAGCCGTCACTGCTGACACGACCCAGTCCCCGTTGTTTCCAGGGGTCGTGGCATTCTTGAGCGTAATGATATCGCCGACGTTGAACCCTTCAGTGATGAAACTAGTGAACGAACCTCCGACAGCCTTTGTGAGCGTAGCCGTGAGAGCCGTCGTGGTAGGGGACGCAGCGCTGATTGCGAGTGTGGTTCCAGCGGCAGAGGAAATGGCGTTGTCGTGCAGCGCCGTGAATGGCAGTGTCATGATGGTCGCGCCATCCTTAGGAGGTGCAATTTCTGCGCCCGTGTATTTAATGCGCGGCAGATTGATGGTGAACGCGCCGCCCACTGGGTCAACCAGCGTCATGTTGAGCGAACTCTCGGTTTCGTTCAGAAACTTATTCAGAAGAACCAAGTCCTTGAACAGAGCCGTGATGGTGCCAGTGACAGAGGAGCGGCCATTGAAAGTGGCGGGGGAGGTGTTGGCGCCGATCACGCCCACCTGACCGATGCCGTTGTCCAGATTGATGTCACATCCGGTGACGTAGGCAATGGGGGTGCCACCCTCGGTGATCGTTCCACCCGCATAGCTCACCGGACTAGAAGTCCCAGCAGCGATAGTGCTGTTGACGGCCTGAACAGTGCCCGCAGTGGCATCCTGTCCGAGGATATCAAATGAGACGCCCACCATGGCGCCGGGTTTGATGGTGAGCTTCATCTTCGAGATGCTGCACCCGAAGAACAGCCGATACTGAGCAGCGGTAAGATCAGGGAACGCCTGCTCCAAAACATATGATCGGAGCGTGGTGCCAGAACGCAGGTTCTTGTTAGACCAAGTTCCCTGGAGAGCGCCCTGAAGGAAATCATCCCAGTCCCCCAGCATGAGGTCGCCCTCGATGGATCCCTCCACCTTACGCATTCCGTGCCGAACATCGCTAATCCCGCGGTCTGCCCGAACTTCGTCAGTGGTATAGGTGTCCTTCTTGAGGCCCATGTTAGACGGCTTCGCGCGAAGCGTCTTCATTGGAATGGTGGGAGAAAGACCCTTGTCTCCGTAGACAGTTTCAAGAGCCTGCCTCCAGGTTACGGTAGAGCCAGAAGAATAAGTTGCCACGGTTCCCTCCTAGAAGTTGTGGTATGCGTTGTAGTGGACGGAGACTGGCAGGATCCACCAATCTGTGTCTTGATCAGCGGCTTTAGTGCCGAGGGTAGACTTGTAAAATACCACATCGCCGCCGCCAGCGGGGAGGGAAGTGCCAGGTTTTAGCGCCTTGGCGATTGTCTCAGCCAATTCAGTCGCGGCACCGCCGCCTGAACCCGCTGGGAAGTGAATCAGGATACGCATGATACCTTCGGTGTCCATCACACCCGAAAGTCCGATGGTAAGAGGGGCCGTATCAACCGGAATATGAAGAATTTCAATGAATGGGTTGGGAGGCGCAGAAGAAAATGCGACGTTCTCTGGGTAAACAGGGCACCCAAGATTAAGGGACTGAACTTTCTGTTCAAGTGCGGAATAGATGGAGTTCCAGTTCATTTCACGCCCCGAATTCTTCGGCGAGTTCTGGAAATCACAGCCGCTGTGATGCCATATTTATTTTCAATTATTTGGATGTAGGGCACCCCGTTGCACAGAAAGATTCTGTCTCCCATTTTGATCTTGGGAATCTTAATAGCGGGGGGATCTGTCTTGGATTTGCGTGGCGGGCGAATCGGGCCCATTGCGAGGCCTTCGTTGGGCTCTCCAATTGACACAGCCCATGACCCGCGTGCCCAACCAGAATCTACATGACCGCTGGTAGTGAACGCATCGTGGACTTCTTCCATCATTATTTCTACGATCTCAGTTAGCTGCTCCGCTAGTTGGGCAGCTCGCTTCTTGGTGAATTTCTCCACCGAAGACCGAAATGATAGGTTCTTTCCGTTCACTTAGACACCAAAACTTCGTAGAGTACGATCTTTGACTTAACCCAGATGGCCTTCTGGGAGAATGCGGTGTAGGTGATGCCATCAACTGTCACGTAGTCCCCATCATAAACCGGGGAAGTGGTTAGCACGCGAAGACTTCCTGACCTGTTAAGCTCGCCTTTTCTGAACTGCTCCGCCCTAAGTTGCGATGTTTCGCTCCCGAATCCATCGAGGATGCCATAAATCGTAACCTCTGGCTGAACCGCATTGACAACAGTTCTTGTGATTGGATCATAGACCCCACTAGAGCCCGACATCTTTTTCCACAAGAGTTTCTTGCCATTGCGTTTGATGACAGGCGCCAGATTCATACACGACCGACCTTGCCCATACCGTTCGGATACCCGGTTAAGTAGGGCCGAATCATTTCCGTGACAGAATCAGGAAGAAGTTTTCTCTGGTAGTAATCAGGATCTTTGACCGGACCGACCTTGCCATTAACGGACACCAGCCCGCCTTCGTCAAGAGAACGGTCTTCCCCGAGCAAGGCCATAGCCAGCTCTGCTGTCGCTTCCTTTAAGAATTGCGGAATGATATCGTAGGGAACATACCTACGATCGCGATCCGTAAGTCCACTTCGTGGAAATCGCAGTGACTGCGACAGGGTCCACTTGAACCCCGCCCAGGGCTGCTGATCAAGAATTCTGGTCGCCCACATGAGGGCGGTCTCTTTCGCAGCATTGGTCGCAGAAGTCCAATTATCATTGAAGCCCCGCGTCAGGAAATAGTCCTCAGCGTCGCTTACCGAACAGTAAGAGTTCGCAGTGGAAGTTCCCACAGTTGCATCAATGACAACGGCCATGCGTCACCTACTTCTTCGAGGGCTTGGCCTCGGGAGCCTCGGGAGCCTTGAACGGATCTACCTCAACGAAGATTTCATGCGTGCCTTCCACGAAGTCTTCTTTATTGATAAGCATGAAGCCTTCGGCGAAGGGCGCCACTACTTTGACAGTGTCTTTCGGCATGGGGCCGGGGGTGAGCTCAGGCATCTTGGTTCTCCTAGAAAGGTTATTTGAAAACAGCCGCCCAACGGCATGAACCGTCAGGCGGCTGGGTTACTCCGCCCGGTTATTAACCGAACAGGCGCGCGCCGAGCTCTTCACGCACAATGTCCACACCCCAGAGCAGGTCGAAGGCCCACCGAACGCGGTGGAACTCTTCCCGAACCTGGAGACGCAGGGTCAGACCACTGACAGGATCAGCAACCTGCATAGAGTTGGGATTGGGCTCCGCTCCGGCGACGTGCTCCAGGGTGCGAGAAGCGAACCCAAAACAGTCAGCATGGAACGCGAGGTTCACTCGGTGGCTGGCCTTCACGGTGATGGCTTCGGAGCCGCTCAGGGCCATAGCGAGCGGCTGATTGATCGTGAGGCTGACATCAGTAGCAGCGGCGGCCTGAGTCGCAGCAGCGGCCAAAGAATAGGTCCTCGGATGGCCAGCGATGGCGATGACATCACCCGCAACCAAGGCGCAAGCGCCGGTGGAGGCTGCGGTCGTTGCCAGGAAGGTCTTGGTCCCAGCCGCCACAGGAGTGGAAGCCTTGGCAGCGAGCCCAGTGGTGATGGTTCCAGCGGTGTGCTGAGGAACCTGCTGGTCCTCAAACCAGTTGAAGCCATACTTGCGGCCAATTTCGCCTTCGCGCATGACATTGGGGTCGCTACTGTTGAGCGCATAGGCGAAGGCACCGAGCTTGAGGGCATTGCCCATGGCCACGGTGTCAAGAACGAGCCGGCGGTCGCCGATGGGGGCCTTCCAGGTCGTCAGCAGTTCCTTCAGATCCACTGCGTTATCAACAGCGGTCGCGAAGGGAGCAGTGCCAGGGGTGCCGGTGCTGAGGCCGAGTTTCTTATACTTGCTGAAGATCGTGCTGTTCACATACTCAGCAAGTGCCACGACAGCGGCATTGGCCTGACGAGCGGGGTAGCCCGCAGCGGCCTGAGCCATTTCCTGCTCGGTCAGCGTGAAAGGAGCCTCACGCCAGTAGTCGAGGGAAATCTGCGCGACGGTAGGAGTGGAATTCCCGCTATCCGGAGCGTAGGGGCCAGGAACGACGTCGTTGGTCGCATTGGCGGAAGGGATGGGAATGGTCACCACCTGACCCTTTTCCATCGCGTTGGTGGAGAAGCTGTTGTTCACCATGCTGGGCATGACGCAGTTGCCCCGGAGAACATTCAGCCCCTGTGCAAAGATCACAGGGATGATTGCGGAAATATTGTTGGACAGGGCCATGCCTGTGCCTCCTATGAAGTGAAGATGGTTTTATGCTTGATCCCGTGTATGGCTCCACCATACTGTTTCGGGCGAGCAACCACCGGAAGCTCCGCAACTGAAATGAAGTATAAGCCCGTTCCTGGCCCCGCGCAAGTATTTGTGCAAAATAAAAGAGCCTCCGAAGAGGCCCTTTTCCACTCGAATCCTTTTTAGGGGATACGACTCTAAACTACCTTGATCTGGCCCTTTGCGATGGCGTCCAAGTTATTCAGGATACCCATTTGATCGCTTCGGCTGATGGTGCCGGGGGCGGCAGCGCCTTTGTTCTGCTGACCTCCGGTGGCGCCGCCGCCCTTCGACTCATTGAACAGGTGCCCAGCGACGGCAGGAAGGTTTGACATCCACTCATCAATTCCAAGCGGATCTACTCCTGTCTTTCCATACTTGATGTTGTCGCCTTCCATGGCAACGGCCACACCGTCACGAACCTGGAAAGTGGCACGGGCTCGGAATAGGACATCCTCCATAGCCGACGGCTTGACGCCATGTTTCGCGGCCGCAGTCTGAACTGCGTTATCAATAACCAGTTTGTTGAGCTGGGTTTCCAAGGATGTGACTTTGGCCCGCTCATTGCCAAGTTCTCCCTGAAGGCTCTCACGCAGAGCCTTGGTCCTCAGCTCGGTGAGCTCATCAACCTTGCCAGCGGCAATAAGCTGACCCTCCAAGATCTGCTGTTCATGAGTAAGCATCACCTTATACTTCTCAGGATCAACATCCTTGAACTTGGCAAGACCATCCTTCGTGCCTCGGAGTTCCTCTCGAACATTGATCAGCGAACTCTTGAGGCCGCGCACGCCGGGGTGGTCTTCTACATTGACGTCAAGGGCGAAGGTTCCATCCCCGACGGGCTTGTATTCTCCCTGAAGGGCCTCCGGCACTTCTGAAAGTGACTTGATTACTGCGGGCAAAGCCATGTGAAACTCCTTGTCAGCACCGCTGACGTTTAATCGTTAGACCCGCTAACGATGGTTGGGTGATGCTCGGGGAAGGCTCCCGATACGATCCAGAAGAAGATGCGCGTGTAGGTCATCATGATTGAAACTCTTTCCAGGCAACCGCTGGTTCAAGTGTAAAGGTGAACCAGAACTGAATGCAAACTCTTTTTTCTAAGACTGCATCGCCATTTACGACTTTATAGGTTCCATCTGGGTTCCTAGCGTAGACCCAATACTCACCAGTGTCCGTATTCAACCTGACGACATCGTCTAGTTGCTTTCCGGTCTCATCATGGGTAAGTATTCCACGACCATCAACGGCCATCGCAACGACACTACCCGCCTCGATGATCATATTGGACCCCTATTGTTCGGTATTCGTGGCCCTAGAAGGCGCCTTGCCTGCCCCGGTGCCGCTACCACCTGCCCCATTGGCGCCCCCTGCGTCTGGCGCGCCGTCCTGGCTCCCAGTAGTGGGGGTGGCGGGCTGGGCGGCGGCCATCTTGGCAGCCGTGGCGGCGTCTTTGACGACTTTTTCCTCATCCAGGACTTTTTGGAACTCATCGAAGGTGATATTCGGCTTGACAATGCCGCCGCGCTGAAGATTCCAGAACAAATCCTCATTTCGCATGGAACCTGCCTGCCAAGCGGCCACGATCGCAGTGATTTCTTGCGCAGAAAGCGTGGCATCAATGAAATCGCGGTTCAAAGTGACTTCGATGTCGCCTTCAGCGGGGGTCACGCCTTCCCAATTCATGATATACGTGAGAGCTCGCTCAAATCCCTCTTCGATTCGGCCCACAATAGCCGAAAGTAGAGAAGTTTCGCCACTTTGCTGAATGCGGGCCGCTTCTGCGGTCTCGACTCCGCGGCCACGCTGCGAACGCTGAAGCAACTGGGCGCCTAGCGCCGCCATCTGCTTCGTGCGATCTTCCAGTGCATCCTTGATTGCCACGAGTCCCTGACCATTAAACTCAAGATAAAACGCTTTAGAGTCGGCATTCCGCAGATTAATCGCCCCTTCTGACCCGAGATAGTAAGCCTTGCTGTCATCTACGCCGGTGAAAACAGGGGTGGGGAGCGCTGTGAAGTGCAGGCCGTGTCGATAATCGGCATCCAGCTGATAGTGATTGATATTGACGTTCACTAGATCCAAAAGCGGGGGCTTTGAGCAACTGATTGAATCCTCGTCAGCCGAAATCATCACGAATGGAATGTGATCGATTGGAATTCCGCGCATCGTGGGGGCCACGGTCTGCCCAGGGGTCCATTCTTCTGCGCCAGCGGTGATACCCGTTGTCTTTCGCCACAGGGTCACCGTATAGATGCCCGTTTCCATGGACAATTCTCTGATTTGTTTGACTTCAACAAGATCATACTTGTCTTTGTCGGGGGCCAGGACGGTTTCTTCCAGGATCACGGCCACGAACTTTCCATCAGACACCACCCAGTTCAGAATATTCTCTGGGTAATAGAGCTTGATGAACGCCGTTTCTCCTTCAGCCGCATCCTCGCTAAGTTTATCCACCAGTAGGCCGCACCGACCAGTGGTCAGCAATTCCTTAGTGAGTGCATGGGTGAACTGAATAGCGTTCTGCCCCGAATCTGTGATGTCTTCCATGCGATCCCGCAAAATATCAGGAACGATGAACGACGGATCTTTGCGCAGGATGGCCCCAACATATCCATTAAGCGTTCGATCGGTGGCCCCAAACCACAAGGCCCGCCCCTTGTAAGCCTCGTATGCCTGGATGCCTGTATTCGGCTCTAGGTGCCCACTGAGTCGGGGGAGGTAACTGTCGCCCTTGGCTTTGATGACATCCTGGCCTTCGACGGCGTCTCGGCACCGAGTCCACTGAGGCAGGGTCCGCTTATACTCGGGATGCTGAGAGTTGATGGGCACGGTTCCTCCGTTACTTTTTCTTCTTGGGGTAGGCTCGGAACTGGATTTTCTTCACCGGAAACGACTTGCCAGCCTTCTTGCATTTCCTAATGAAGACCCTGTCCAAGTAGTTCGGCTTGCCGAAGGTCACCACCATTTCTTCCCGGGATTTCCGACCAGAAGGCTTGTTACGCCAGGTTGCCTTGACCGTCGTATTTTCGTCAACGATCTTGATGGCCGTCTTCATCCCTGAGCCGATCAAGGCGTCGCACACGACAGCAAACCACTTCGCTTCGATAGCCTTCTTCATGAAAGGACTCCTCAGCCGTAGTAAGTCTTAGTGACAGAAAGACTCTGCCCGCCAATAAAACGATAGACAATGTAGTATCCAAGTCCATCCGATAAGTGGGTCAGTTTCGCGTCCTGATGCTTATCAATCTCGCCACTGCCACCTTCAAGCAGCCGCACACCGTCCAAATCGCGCGATGTCATGGGGGCTCGGCTCGGGTCACAATAGAGATGCCTCTCTCCTACGACATTCAGAATGCGGCTGTTCATGCAGTTCACCCTCGCGCGCTCAGTGGGATTCGCACGAGGCACAAAATACATGAATCGTTCTCCAAAGTGCGGTTTAAGCACCGACCTGACCAGATCCCAATCAGAACCCTGGGTCGCCGACGTCTTTCTGTTCCCTCCGGTGGCGTCGCCATACACATGAACTTCACCCTGGTGCTCGCCCCACACTTCAATGAGTTTCCGGCATACGGCCACGGTATTAGAATTCTGAGGTATGTAAACCTCGCCGATAACCTTAGTTCCGACGAGCCCGTTCGGGAGGATCCCCTCCTGGGCAACGACCGCAACGCCCGGATCCACATTGAAATCAAAGCAGAACGCGATCGGAGCCTTTGGATCGTAATCCAGTCTAGCTTTGTTCGCGTCGGTATAGTTGTAGTAGGCCCTTCCAACGAAGTTGACAAAGGATCCCTCGTATTCCTGTTGGAAGGTAAGCTCGTCCATGTCACGCTTAGCCGACTCAATCGTCTTCGCGTCTAAGACCTCAGAACTCTTCCAGTGGTAGTAACCCCACTCGCTCGCATCTCCGAACTCAATCATCTGTGCTTTGGCATACTCGGCGATGTCGTAGTAGTGATTTCTTCCTTCAGGCACGCCGATCAGATCACACCAGCCCTGCCGGTCAGCCAGTGCAGGCCGGACGTTCGCGTTCCAGGCCGACGCCTTCATGTTGCCGTATTCATCAAGGATCCCGCCGTCCCAGGGCGATCCTTCAATGCGCTCGGGCTTGTCCATGCCCACGACCATGATGGTCGAATTCATAATGGTGGTGATGGAAAGCTCTGTTTCTGAGATCCCACGGGGGGCGACCAGCCGCTTCGGCACCAAGAGCTTCAGATCATTCCAATAGATGCGCTTGGCCTGATCCCGAGTGGGCGCCCCGCAGAAGTATCGTGGATCCGGAAAGTTGCTCGCTCCAGGCATCCCGGGTGGCATGAGCGCCCGCAGCACGAGTTTCCGCTTTGCGTTCTCTGTCTTCCCCGATCGTCGCCCCGCAGGCACCACATTGAACCTGTGGGGGGAGTTCGCATACTCCATCTGTGGCTTGATC